GAAGCCACAGGCCCATGCTGGGCGCTGGGGATCAGCGCACGTTGAGCGCGGGCAATTGGCGAGCACGATTAGAGCGCTGGCGACGCTTTTAGGGTGGCCCAAGTCAAGCGTCGAATATTTCCTGCGCCGCCTGCAAGACGCCCAGATGATCGTGGTCAATTCGATTCGGACAAGGATTAATACAAAAGACACGATTAAAAGCTCCCAGAGGGTTACCATCATAACCATTTGCAATTACAACAAATTCAACGCAATGCCGCGCGTCAGAAGCGGAAAATTGGGACAAGGAGTCGGACAAAGAGTCGGACAAGAAATGCCGAATCTGCCCGGAATTATTGCGGAATCTGATGCTAACCAGCATAACCAACCAATATTAAATGGTAAAGAGGCCACGCAAACGCGGCTCTTGAACAAGCCCAACCACGGTGCCAAGAGCAAATGCCACAAATACGTGTGGTTCGACTACGGAACCACGGAATGGATGGACTTCGAGAGGGACTACCGCGACGTGAAGGGAAGCGCTATATTCCCTGAGACAAGAATGGAGGGTAAGGGGAATTGGTTTGTGTGGCTCGGTGAAGCCGCGAGGCCCAAAAGAGTCTACCGACGAAGAAAAACCACATGAAATACGCCTCAGCCCAACCCTACACCGATGCCGAACGCGAGCGCGACGATCAGATTCGCCAGCGCGGTCTCGAAACTATCCACAATCGTCGCAAAGCCACGCCAAGTGGGCAAAACTACAACATTCCAGGCGACAAAGTCTCGAAAGCCAAGTCACAGCGCATCCTCGGCGAGCGCTAAGCCTCTTGACGGTTGTAGCGTAAGGGGCAATATTGTGCGCGTTACGTGGTGATAAGCCCCCAGCTTGCAGGACGGTCGTTTGGGATACTGAGCGACCGTCCTGATTCCGCAAAGGCCCAATGAGCGCCGACTTAACCAAGCGAATCATGGTCCGCGTCACGGACGAACAACTCGCCTGGATCGGCGAAATGGCGGCCGATGAGGGCATGGATAACGCAACATTCGTGCGCGTGGTGCTTGATCGGTTGAGCAAGGGCAGAGCGCCGCTGATCGGGATGATGCAGCCGACGACTCAGGCGCTCAGTCTGCCAGTGGGCTTCGACCATCGGCCCGGCGCTGCTAACTATACCGAAAGCCTCGACGACGGCGCTGTGCCGCAAACCCTCGACATCCTCGCTCAACGCGCCGCCGAGGCCGAGGCCAACTTGCCGCCTCCCCAAGACGCCGAATCAGACCATCCCGAGGAATCCGCCGCCATCCCCTTGCGCCGAGTAGCGCGGGAACGATATAATCCGGGGCGACAATGAGGCAAATCGGACTCGAAACGAATCAGCGTCATGGTGCACTGCACAATCCAGCGCATGAGATTTTTGCGCGAGAGGTCGTCGAAGCTCTGCTGAGTTCCGACCCAAATGTGCGCCGTAATGCCCGGAAAGTAGGCTACGAGCGCGCCGGCTATCCAGGCAACAAGCACAACGCGCGCCGGCTGGCAAATTCTCCGGTCGTCAAGAAGCGCATCAAACATCTGTTCGAGGAAGCAATCGCCTTCCGCGACGTGCGCTTGGCAACCGTCGTCATGCGAATCGACCGAGTGGGCAAGGCTCGGCTCCCCGACTACTTCGAGCCCGTGCTTGACCAAGACGGCAACCGCACCGGCCGCTACACCCTCAAAGACATCACGGCGCTGCCGTCGGAACTGAGCGAAGCCCTGGCCTCAATTGAGTGGGACGACGAAGGGCGACCCAAGATCAAGCTGCACGACAAGAATCAGGCGAATTTCACGCTCTTGAAGAATCTCGGCGGCTTGCCGCAAGATGATGAACCCGATAAAGTTCCAGCGACGACGAACAATTACAATTTCTTCGCGGGTCTCAGTGTCGAAGATCAACGCACTCTTGCCGATGCTCTCGACGCTCTCCCCGGAGGGCCGGAAACTATTGAGCACGAAGCTGCGCGAGAACATAGCGAAGCAGGCGCCGTTCCGTAAGCTGTATTCGTTTTACCCGGACAAAGGACCGCTGAGGCGGGAGCTTTACGACCGTCACATGGCGTTCTTTTGTGCTGGCGGTCAGCACGATCCAATCGAGACTTGGTGCCCCGAGGAATGCGACGGCTCGCCGCATCGTGAGCGCCTTGCGCTGTGCGCCAATCGAATAGGCAAGAGCATGGGCATGGGCGGCTACGAACTGGCGATTCACGCAACTGGCCGCTATCCGTCGTGGTGGCCAGGTTATAGGTTCGACCATCCGATTGAAGCGTGGGCTGCAGGTAAGACCAACGAGACGACGCGCGATATTATTCAGCGTGAGGTTTTGTTTGGTCCGGTCAAATGGAACGGGCGATCAAAGACTGTCGCTGGCACCGGGTTAATACCAGCCGAAGATATTGGAGATATTACTTGGAAGCGCGGTATTCCTGATTTCATCGATACTGTGCAGGTCAAGTCGCAATTCGGTGGGTGGTCGTCAATCGGTCTCAAGAGCTACGAGCAAGGGCGCGGCGCTTTCGAGGGAACCGCAAAAGATTTGGCGTGGCTGGATGAGGAACCACCACTCGATATTTACACGGAATGCTCGATCCGCTTGATGACGCGGCGTGGCTTGGCTATGATGACATTCACGCCGTTGGAAGGTATGTCGGACGTGGTGCAGGCGTTCTTGCCTGGTGGACGTTTGCCTGGTGACGCGGAATTTTAGATGATCGAACGCTTTCTCCCACGAAAATATCACTGGGCAATAATCTGGAACGATATCGTGCGGACAACTCCGATGCCGAAAAAGCCGAACGTCCGACTTTTGGAACTGCGCGCCAAAGCATTAAAATTGAGCGGATGGCCGTTCGCGATTTTTCGCGTGCCATGTGTAGAGCCAGTAAAACGCAAACATGGCAACGGTTCGCAGTGGATTGCTCATCGCTTCCCAATCAAGAGTGGGATCACTTGGTGCGATGTGATGCTGATCGAGGCATCTAGGCCGAATCCTTTTATTGTAAGGTGACTGCGACGTGAGCGAACCACCCTCCCTATCGTCTGGCTCCCCCGAAGAAGTCATAGCGAAGCGTTCGCGTTTTGTGGTCATGGCCGGTTGGAGTAATGCGCCTCACTTAACCCCAGAAATGATAGCGGAAGAAAAATCCCGCATCCCGCCCCACGAATTCGAAGCACGCTCGCTCGGCAAACCATCGTTAGGTCAAGGTGCGGTCTATCCAGTTCCAGAATCCGAAATTCTCTGCGATCCCTTCGTCATTCCCGATTGGATGCCGCAGTGCTATGCGCTCGACGTGGGTTGGAAACGAACCGCTGCGCTATGGGCCGCATGGGACCGCGATAACGATGTGGTCTATCTTTACGGCGAACACTATCGAGGGCAAGCGGAGCCTCCTATTCATGCCGCTGCGATTCGCGCTCGGGGCTTGTGGATTCCCGGCGTGATCGATCCCGCAGCGCGGGGGCGCGGTCAGAAAGACGGTGCACAACTGCTCACGATCTACCAAAATGATCTTGGCCTTAATCTCACCCAAGCCGATAATGCGCTCGAAGCCGGTATAGTTGCGGTCTGGCAACGGCTCACGACGGGACGGCTGAAAGTGTTTCGGTCGCTGGTCAATTGGATCAAGGAATATCGATTCTACCAGCGTGACGAACACGGGCGAATCAAGGACGGACAAGCCGACCACTTGATGGACGACACGAGATACCTCATCATGTCCGGGTTGAGCGTTGCGTGTGTGCGGCCGGCGGATCAGTGGACTACAGGTAAATCACAAGTCGCATGGCAAGCCGAGTATGACCCCCTCGCCTACCAACAACGATAGTAAATGCTGTGCGCCCTCGAAACACAGGTGGGCGATTATTGGTCGCCGTGTGCTTTTTACGTTGCGTTTTATAATCCGCCGTTGCACCAAATGCGGCGCAGAAATCAGCGACCTTGAATGATCGCGGCGCTCGCCCAACGTCCCGATGACGATCAAGAACGGCGCGAGCGCGCGATTGCGTATATCATGCGGCGCGATCATGTGAGTCGCGAGAGTGCTTCGAAAGCGTTGCAGAGGTTGAACGGGCCGGAATTATGGATGCTCGAACAGGCGATGAAGCCGCGCGTGCCGATGTTCGTTTCCGATTATGATCCATTGGGGAGGTAGCATGAAGTTTCGCGCAGTCCAGGCGCCCGACGCCAACGGCAATGACTTTGAAGCTTATGTCGCCCACACTAGGTCTGGCGAGCCAGTCTATGTTGATCGTGCGCTTGCAGATTTGGCGCAGGCGCTTCACGATAAACTTGGCAGGGGACCTACTCGCGCAAAATTAATTGCTGCCGAAGTCGACGCGGTAGAACGGAGTGGGGCTTGATATGGGCAGTTTGTTTTCACCTTCGACACCGACGCCACCCCCGCCGCCTCCAATCCCGCCTGCGGCTATCCCTCCAACCATGGCGAGTCCTGGCGTGCAGGCGGCCGGTAAGACCCAGATCGGGAAAGCCGGCGCGCTCGCCGACCCTACGGTCAAGACGAGCCCGGAGGGCGATCTTGTGAAGCCGGCGACGACAAGTTCATCGTTGCTTGGCGGTTGATATGGCGCTGACCGCCGAACGCGCCGAAGTCTATTACGAGAACGCAAGCGCGTCTCTACTTGCTTTGACTCCTGCGATCATAGACGGCAAGACCTGGCAATCGAACCAGGATTGGGAGGACTTTCGGAATTATCTGGAACAAGTCCTCCTGGGAATGCGCAACTGGCGCACGCCGTGGTGGATGCATTGGGGCGAGATTGCCGCGCAGATGCTTCCGAGGCGTTACTATTGGGTCATCACGCCGAACAATATGACGCGCGGATTACCGATCAATCAGAATGTGGTCGATTCAACAACCACACAAGCGATTGGCGTGTGTGCGGCCGGCATGATGGACGGCTTATCGTCGCCGACGAAAATCTGGTTCAAGTTCGAGGCGCCCGAAGGCGTAGAGTTAGACACCGCTGGAAAACGCTGGCTCAATGATTTTCAGAAGGACACTTACGATGTAATCGCCGGATCGAACTATTATGACAGGAAGCATCAGTATTACGAGGATCAGATAACTTTCGGTACGGCGCCGATGCTGATCTACGAGAATCGCGAGCGGATCATCAATTGCGAAGTGCCGTGCGCGGGGGAATATTTCGGGGCGTGCGGATCGGACAATTCCATCGAGACCTTCGATCGGGAATTTGTTCTGACCTGTCGTCAGATCGTGCAGCGGTTTGGCCCCAAGGCCGTTGCCGGGACCAATGTCGCGGAACTCTGGAACACGAAGGGCGCGAACCTCGAAACCGAATTCATCGTCGCACATTCCATCGAGCCGAACTTTCCTGCGAATCAATATGGACAGAAGCCGAGGCTCGGCGTCATTCCAGGCGGTTATGCCTATCGCGAAACCTATTGGTTGCGCGGCCTCAATACACCGCAGCCATTATCGGTGCGGGGCTATCGCGAAAAGCCGTTCATGTATGCGCCGTGGACGCAACGCTCGAACGATGCTTACGGGCGCGGCCTTGGCATGGATGCGCTGCCGGATTGTAGTCAGTTGAATCAGATGACACGGAGAGAGGCCGAGGCCATCGACAAGGGCGTGCGGCCTCCGATGCTCGCGGATGCGACGTTGAAGAACGAGCCTGCCTCGACGCTTCCCGGAAAAGTCACATACGTTCCGAACCTCGCACAGAACGCCGGCATGAAAGCGGCTTACACGGTCGATCCTCGTTTTGTCGAGTTTATCGAGCAGAAAATCGTCACGTTGCAGAAACGCATCGAGCGATGGTTTGCCAACGATGTGTTTGAAATGATCTCGCAGATGGAAGGCGTTCAGCCCCGTAATGAACTGGAATTGCAGGAACGCCGCGGCGAGAAACTGTTGCGGCTTGGGCCGGTGATAGAGCGCAATCTTCGCGAGGATGCCGTAGGCTTGACGCGCATCGTGTCGATCATGAATCGGCGCGGATTGATTCCCCCCAAGCCGCAGTCGCTCGCGGGCGTGCCGATCCAGCTTAAATTCGTGTCAAAGCTCGCGCTGATCCAGCAGGCGGCAAAGACGGCGGGCATGGAGCGTACTATCGTCATGGGCGGTCGCATGGAAGCCGTTCGCCCTGGCACGCTCGACGAAATCAACTTCCCGAAATACCTGCGGGACTATGGCGAAGCAGTCGAGTTTCCGCCTGAGGATTGGAATACCGACGCGGAAAAAAAGGCATTGCAGGCCGCGAGGGCGCAGCAGCAACAGCAGGTTGCCCAGATGCACACGGCGGAAAAGGTCACGCCGGCTCTTGCGTCCGCCGCACAAAACCTGTCACAAACCGATACGGGCGGCGGCATGAACGCGCTGCAAATGCTGTTGGGTGGCGGTGGCACAGGTGCGCCGCCGACAGCGGGAGGCGGACAGTGAACCAGATAAGCCCAATCACGGCACTCTTGCTTGATCGCACGGTCGCGATGCTGATGACGTGTCCGAACGAGGATAAGCGTCCGCACAAGCATTTCGTTGTTATCAGCGGCAAGATGATCGGGACGCGGAGTCCAAACCTTGAGCGCGTGATGCTGACGCAGGTTGAGTTTTTGGAGATGTTTGGGCCGCAGAGTGTTGTGCAATGAGCGAAGATTTAAAGCAGCAACCCGCGAAAGAGTTGGCCGCGTCAGTCACCTACATTCGCAATGAGCGCGAACGCGCCGCTGAAATTCGCGACAGCATAAAAGCACTCATGGGCGAAGTCGGCCATTGGATGGATCAGGCCAACGCACAAGGAATGCGCGTTGAGTTTCAGATGGTCATCGACGGATTCGGCAAGAACGTGATCGGCCGATTGGATGTCACGAAGTCGCTGTTATGAACGAAGAAATAAAAACCTACGAGGCCGACGACCCGCAGAACCCGAACAATCTTGTTATTCGGGGCCGCGACGGCGATCCGATTCCGCATCCGACTAGCACGGCCATGATCGAGAAGGAATCGTATGAGCGCGTGGTGGAGGGTTTAAAGATGGCCAGCGATGCTTGCGTACATCTTGCCAAGCGTGAGCCGCTGACCGCCTCGGTATGGAACGAGATAGCGCAGATGCTCGACAAGATACGCCGCGATGCCGTGGTTCTGGGTGGTGTCGATCTCGTCATGAAGCAACAGGAGACCGAAGCGGTGCGCGGCGAGCCGTTGTCCTGGCGCGCGGCGCGGGAAAAGTTTCTCGACGGCATCAAACAAACAACCGGCGGAATGCGTCAATTGGCTACATGCTTTCGTGGCGATTATATGTGGTCGATGATGGCGCAAAGGCTGGAGCGGCAGGAAAAGACGTTCCGTGGTTTGTTGCTCGGGCGCGTGGTGGAGAGCAGGAAGGGCGCGCCTTTGATTCTACCGCCTGGATTTGCGAGGCAGTAATGCAGCCCAAGAAAGCGATGACCGATCTACCGCTCGATGTGAATATCTCTGCGTTCGTGAAGGGCGGCCAAAGCCATATCCGCAAGGATGTTGACGAAAGATTTCGCAAGATACTGACCGAGGCAGCGGCGAGACTGGCGAACTTTGCGGCGCGGTTTCACATCAACAATGCGCTACACAATGGGCCGTCGCGCGGTGGCGCAGCCGAATCGATCAAGTTCTTCGGGGCGGAACTCGACGTGAAACTCCACCTGACCGCC